GAGGTACTGGACATTCGATGTGTGTCAGCTGATAGCAGACTACCCCAAGAACAAAAAGACGCTAGCCTCTATTCTTGAGGCGAAGAGGGTAGCCGAGGCGTATATGAAGCACCCGATCGGCGCCACTACCAGGGGAGACTGGGGGCAGTATCTCAAGATACTGGAGCTCCGAGAGATGGAGTATGCCATGTATACGGACATGGTTGTCATGGGTCTCAATGACCTGCCGGAGGTTGAGAGACTGGTGCTTAAGTACTGGCTAATAGAACACATGGATGACCCCATGATCGTAGAAATGTGCGGTATCAAGAGCATATCAGAACTGACCAAGATCAAGAAACTTGCAGTCACCAGGTTTGTGAACATCGTAATGCCAAACTAAAGAGCGGGGATGAACCCCGCTTATTAGTTTTCTTCGATGAATGCTGTTATCATCTCCAACAGCACCTGCCTCTGCGGAACATCCATTGCCTCGCACTTCGCTTTGAACTGATCAACGATATCGTTGGGCAGCTGCATGGTGATCTTCTTGTACACCTTCTCGTTGTATCTTCGCTTGACCTCGGTGCTCGTGTGTGTCTTCCTAGCCATAGCCTCACCTCCGAAAATCATTGTATCATATCACCTCCTTACACTTCAAACAGCTGTGCCTCGTATGGCAGAGAGTAGTATAGGTCAGGTCGGCTGTCCTCGTATGCCATGTAGATGTTCGAGATCTCCCAGCGTTCGCTCTCATCGGCATTCTCATATATCTCAGAGAAGTTCTCGGCGAGTGCCTCGCAGAAGTCCTTTGCCAGCATTATCCATGCCGTTGATCCCGGGTCCTTTTCAATCTCAGCCTTAACGAGAAACCCCGCTTTGCTGTTCAGCGCTTTGTTGATTTCTTTGATAGCGCTCTGCTTCTTTACGGCAGTCTCTGCCAGCAGTTCCTGATATGTCATGTCTACACCTCCTCTTTAAGCTTGTAGAAATCTTCGGCGTTGCCTCTCCAGCCGGTCTTCCGCAGTTCCCGGAAGTCCATTGCATCATCCACAGACTTGAACTCCCATGAGTTATGCTTGATGTATGCATCGGCCGTTCCATTGTCGTAGTCATTCCTTGCCGCCGGCGCTTCCGGTTCCGGCTTGCCTACCGGTATCTTCATCAGGATATCCAGTATGATCATCAGCAGTATGAATTCCAGCATTGCTACACCTCCTCTGATGGCGCGATCGATATCCCGCTCGGCAACAGCACCGAGCCATCACGAGTTCTCTTGAACCCTCTGCTCGTCAGGATCTTGCATGCCTCCTGACATTGTCTCTGCGTAAGGTCTAGCCAGTAGTAGCCAGCCCACCACACAGAGTGCTCTGTATCCGCTGTTGCAATGATTGATTTGAATGCCTTAAAGTCCTTGCTTCTCATGTCTATACCTCCTCGAATGGAACATCATCGTCTGTTACGGTATCATCTTTGTATCTCACGTTCAGGAACATGTACCACTTGCCGGCGTACAGTTCCTCTATCCCGAATGCCCATGACGGGATCGGATTCCTTGTGCCGTCTGCCATCTTGCAGTCATTCTGCTCGTAGTATCCATTTTCTACAGACTCCAGCAGACATTCTTCCCATCCATCAAGGCGGGGATCATGTCCCACGCTGTTGAAGAATCTGCGGATTACTGTCGCCGGATGTTTGCAGAATGTATACATGTCCGACATCCACCATTCACCGTTATCGATCGTGATCACATCTGCATCGGTGTATTTTCCGCGGCACATTTCATATGCCTCCAAGCTTCCGAATATCTGTCTCATGTCTATACCTCCATATCTTTGAGTGTTACCGTCAGGAACCCGTCATTGTGCCATATGGATTCCACTTCTTCATATCCGGTCAGTCCGTACTCGTCACCCTGATAGAGGGCGACTGCTGTCTTGACGACAAGTTCCTGCTTCCCGGTAATGTAGTAGCTGGTTCCGACCCCGGTCTCATCGAACTTCTCTACGATGACCGGCTCATTGCACACCGTTAAAAAATCCATTAATGTCATGCCTCTACCTCCATGTATAAATCCCATTCCTGATATTGTTATCGTGCTTTGTTGCCGTCTTCAGGCTGTAGTGCGCGGCATATGTATAGTCCGTAGTCCATGTGACTTTGCCTTTGCGGATGCTCTTCACATACACCGGGAAGTTATGTCCCGGCTTCTCCCGGGATATCTCGTAGCCCTTCCATGTTTCACAGATTGCCATGATCACACCTCCTACATGTTGTTACCTCCTAGTCTATGTTCAGCCATACCAGCACCTCATCCACATCCCATGCCTCGAACTTGTCCCAGTTCGGCGCTCCGTTTATGAAGTCCGGCTCCTCATCGTCATATCTGCTACGCCTATAAATGTCATCTCTGAAGCTGTCATCCGTTCCCGGGTAGCGTTTTCTAGTTCTCCTTGCCATTGTTGTTACCTCCTTATGATCTCCGATAGCCTTTAATCAACCGCACCGCGCCGGGTGCAGTTTGTTAAGGGTTATCCCAGCAAAATGTCTGCAATGCTCTCCGCACTCATGGCCAGTATTGCCAGCGCAGCCAGCAACAGCCCTTCAAGTAATGTCCTCATGTCTGCACCTCCTTAATAGCTCCACTCGGTTAGCTCCCGCCATGTGTATTTGTCCGGGTCAATGTCCCAGTTAGACCGGACATAATCCACTAGTCCTGCATCTGTAGCGAAGTCGCCGAAGTACTCATCTATCAACCGGTATGGGGTCTGATCTATGATGTCCCGTACATCCTTCGGGACCTTCCACGAGTCCAGCCGGTCACCGGTAGTTCGGTTGCGCTCCCGGGATTGTATCTCTCTCACGTACTCCAGTATGTCACCGGCGTGCCGATTGTAGTCGCTCTTAGTCATCCAAGGCTTGGCGCCTCTTGGCTTGCGTATGATCTCGTGCTCCGGCTCCTTCGCGGTAACCGTCATCCCTGACCGGGTGCCGGTGATCAAGTATCTGATTATCCCGCCGGCGTACAGTTCTGCCTCTATCTGTATTCCATCGCCTCCGGTCAGGTGCCAGCTAATGTCCTGCACCCGCTCCAGCTGGGCGATTTTCTCCGGATTATGTGCTAATGTGATCGCTATATTCCGCTCGATCTGATTCAGTCTGTTGATCATGTCTTTGCCTCCTCTAGTACCATTCCTCACCGTCAAAGGTGACTCCGCATTCATTGTGATCTATGATCATGTTGTCTACATATTCCCGGTTTTGCTGGAAGTATTCGTGTGCATCTTCCCAGCGATCAAAGCCGCGTGCGTTATACGTTCCCGGCTCTTCACCGTCCCATAGGGCGCCCAAGTAGCTGACCGTATATCTGTATTCTTCCGGCATGTGACTACACCAGCCGGTGCAGTATTCTTTCCGCAAGATTTCGCCGTCTGTATCGGATATAACCCCGTCCCGGACAGCGCACCGGATTAAGTAGTCTTTGCTCTTGATCGTGTTGCAATTGCTCATCAGTTCTCCAATCAGTCCCGCAATTCTCAAAATATTTGCCATGTCTATACCTCCCTCCCGGGGCGCCGCTTTAGCGGCTGCCCCTCTTGACTGTGATCGAGTAATAGAAGTTGCTGTTGAAGTAGTCCACCATTGCGTTGCTGTCGTCGTATCGGTACGAGTTCACGCAATCATTCACGGCCATGATTTTTTTCAGGAATCCCGGCGAAAACTTGCCGGCATATTTTTCGATTGCGTACTGGTTTATCTGCATGCCCCAGTCGTTATACTCCGCGGCTCCCTCCGGGGTGAAGTCGTCACCCGTGGCCGTGATCGTTACGGATATGTGGTTATAGCCGCCTTTGCGGAGTGATACTCCCGTGATTCCGTGGGCCCTCAGGTCTTCGCGGATAGCCCTGTTCAATTCAGCCCCGTACATGCTGTGCGCACTCTTGGAGCCCCTCCAGACGCTGCCGCCCATGTACCCGCCGCAAGCGTCAAAGCTCCCGCCCCAGCTGCTAGTATCTATTTCCGGTGCGGCCGCTGTCCTGCCGCTAGTGATCGCTTCCGCAAAGGTCCGGCGCTCGTCGGTATCCTTTGCATACCAGAGATGCTTTACTTTGTGCCACCTGAAGCCGTTCTCCTTGAGAAGTGCGCGAACATCCGCGGCCGGCTTGCTATCAAATGTGATCTCGATTCCCTTGCATTCCGGGTTGAGTGTATATGCTGCTAACATTTTTATGACCTCCCTCTGGGGCGCTTTAGCCGGCGCCCCGCGCGGCTTGTATTACTCTTGAGTGTCTTTAACTGTGATCGTGAGCTATACCGGGGCCCGGGGCGGGCAGCTAAGGCCCGCCGGGGCCGGTGCTATTAGTGAATTTCGAATGCTACATCATGCCCGATCTTGGACAAGTTCCAGCAAGCGCCGCATGTATCGCAATTCCCCGGGCATATCATTTCGCTGTCGCGGGCATCGGTGATCTCATTTACCGCGCGGCTCGTGCGGTATCTGTTTTTCAGGTCCTCCGGTGCGGCTAATACGTTAGTCCATTCAGACAGCACCAGTTCAAAATTTGGCAATTCATTAAACGGGATAGCCCTTGCAATGTCGTAACACTTCGTGAATGCTAGAAAACACGTTTCCGGATGTTTCGCGGCAAGGTCATACCACATGCGGCCGTATCTGAGCGGGTCACCGTTAATGATCAGGCCGAAATCGCCGCTCGCATGAATGCGGAAGAATGCCGGCTTTTTGCGAGTCAAGAACCGGTCAATGTCCCTGAATGCCTGTTCGATGTCGCGCTGGAGTGCTACCATATTGCGGCAATGATTCGTTGCTACAGCCTTTACGCGGTAGTTGGTATAGTCCTTGACCGCGTAGCAGTTGTGCATGCATGCTGAGCAGTTTCCGCCGCACGTAACGACCGGTGGCAAGTTGAACACCGGAATGTTAACGCCGGTTTTATGATTGCCCTTGTCAATGACTTTTACCCGGGCGCCCGGTTCGTTATTCCTGATTTCTAAGCGCCTGTTTTCGATGATCGTTACAACTTCTTTGATCTGATCACCTGAGAATGTTCTAGTTGTTTTTTTCATGATCTTTTTCCTTCCTTCCTAGTGTAATACTACCAGTAGTATGTAATGTTTTAGTGTTAACTCTTAATCAATAGCGCCGGTGATCGGTGCTATCTGTTAAAAGTTAACATTCGGTCAACAAGTTTATAGTGTTAGGTGCCGCCCAAAGCGGGAATGCAAGCCGATGTACAAACCGCCGGACAGATGTTAAACGCCTTTACACTTTTATTCAGTTGCCAATGTCCCGCCGGCGAAGGCCGGCCCCCGCTCCCGGGGTTTTCTCCCCCCGGGGCAATTATAGAATAACATACTACCGGTACCATGTCAACACTTTTTTGTTATGAATATATAACGGATTGGTTATGAATGCAGCGCCGGACGTGATCGGCCCCGGGCTGCTGCTGCTGCCGCTGCCGCTGGTGCTGCTGGTGCTGCTGGTGCTGCTGGTGCTGCTGGCCGGGCTGCTGCTGGTGCCGCTGGTGCCGCTGGTGCTGCTGGCCGGGATGATCGCCGGAACAGGCCGCGCGCGTATATATAAATAATGTAGAAAACAGCGCCGAAATAGGGCTAAATCCTGTGGATAACTTGCTAAAAAACCTGTGGATAACTTTTTTGCGCGGCGTTTATTTGACTTCTAAGGCGCTAATTGTTTTGTACTTCCTGCATTTTACACTTTTTTATCAAAACACTGTAGGCCAGTAATTGCAAGGGTTGCAGCGTTTTTTTCAAAAAGTTATCCACAGAAATCTTGTATCTTGCATTTCAAGGTATCATATACCCTTTATTTGAATATAGGCCTATACGGGCTTATTTTGGCCTGTGAGCGATCAAACAATAGGCCGGTGATACTGCAGTATTAGCGCGCCGGGCCTGTTTTGGGCGCTGGTTCCGCTGGTGTTTGTGATCGTCGCGGCCGCTGGTCCGGGCGATCATAGCAAGGAACACAAAAAAACATGCGCGCGTCACTCTTGACAAAAGTGTATTTCGCTATGCACTATATATATGAAAATACCCCTGGCTTCTAGATGACTGCTTTATCCCTGTTTACGTTGCGATCGGTCCGGGCTGCTGCTGAGGCGGTCGCTCAAGGACCGGGCCCCTGGTGGCACGCGGTGCGCGGGCGCTGGTCCGGGGGCGCTGGGGTATGATACCCTAACACGCGCGGCGCGGGACCCTTGAGAAGAAAAGAAAAGGAACGCGGCCGGGGTGCTGCCGGTGCCGCGGGAGGGTCTGAGGCCGGCCCGTTCCGCCCCAATCGATGACTCTTCCTCTCTATATATAGATAGATTGTACAAGCCCAACGGAAACCACCTGAAAACAGCCAACCGATGAGGTTGGTTTTTTTATTGCCCTGGAAACAGAGGGCGGCTGGTTGAAGGTGGTGTAGCCCAATCTTCAGGTCGCTTTGACCGGGAGAAGTATGCCTACTCCCCAAATGTGTATAGCTAGTATGGAAAGGGTCAAAAAAATTAAAAAAATATGGGAAAACCGAGTGCAGTTGATACCTACAGAGGGGTATTACAGACAGACTACTGTGAATATGTGAAATACGTCCACCACGGCGTATGGAAGAAGACACCGTTTCACCGGTTCCTGTGCAAGTATGTACAGAACTTCATAGAGCGTGAGACAGACCTTCCGTACGAGATCCTGGTGATAACGACCCCTCCGCAGCACGGGAAGAGTCAGAGCATAACTGAGACCCTTCCGTCGTGGTATCTTGGCAAGCATCCTGACCGGCGCGTTATAGAGATCTCCTACAATGAAGAATTCGCGATCAACTTCGGTCGTCTTAACAGACGGAAGATACAGGAATTCGGCGAAGACCTGTTCGGCATCCAGCTGGCTAAAGACTCTAATCGGAACGTCGAGTTCGAGATAGCGGATCACGGCGGCGGCATGATGTCACGAGGCATCGGCACGGCTGTCACGGGCAAACGCTGCAATCTGATGATAATCGACGACCCTGTGAAGAACAAAGCGGAGGCGTTCAGCAAGAGCAGGCGCGACCTTCTTTATCAGGAATGGCTGATGTCGTTCAAGACGCGTCTTGCACCGCACTCGAAGGTGATACTGATCATGACACGCTGGCACGAGGACGACTTAGCCGGTCGTCTGCTTCAGAACGAAGAGCACATCAAGCTGCTGCGTTTTCCGTGCGAGTGTGAGGATGAGGGCGATTTATTGAAACGTCCTATCGGCGATGCGCTGTGTCCTGAGATCGGGAAAGACAACGCATGGCTGAAGGTCTACAAGAACTCGATGGTGACCACCGAAGGTTCGATGGCATGGAACGCGATGTTCCAGGGCAGGCCGAGCGCTATGGAGGGCAACATCATCCACCGTGAATGGTGGGCTAAGTACAAGAGTACTGAAACGCCTCAGATAAACAACTGGGTGATGTCGGTCGATGCATCGTTCAAAGACGAAGACCAGAGCGACTTCGTAGCGATTCAGGTCTGGGGCAAGGCAGACCACAACATTTATCTGATAGATGCTGTGAAGAAGCACCTGAACTTCCCTGACACGATCATGGAGATACGCCGTCTGAGGGGAATGTACCCCGAATGCAAGACGACCCTGATAGAAGACCGTGCGAACGGCTCGGCTATCATCACGATGCTTCGCAGGGAGATGTCCGGCATCATCGCGGTACAGCCGATAGGCTCGAAGATGGCGCGTGTACAAGCCGTTTTAGGAGCGATAGAGAGCGGAAACGTATGGGTCCCTGAGGACAAACGGTTCACGGGCGACTTCATCGACGAATGCTCGTCCTTCCCGAACGCAGCGCACGACGACCAGGTGGACTGCATGAGTCAGGCACTCAACAGACTTATATATCAGCGTGGAGCAGCGCCGATACTGGAGAAGGTATCCAGCTTCGACAAGATGTTCCCTCAATGGCGAAAGAACCGAAACAAAGGATACGGAAGGATAAGAGTGGTGTAAATGGAAACACTTGCATTGATGGTGCTGGTAATGGCGGTGATAACGCCGATACTGTGCATCGCATCGTTCATTGTCGGCTACAACGTGAACGCACAGCGGAAGATCCTGAAGCTGCCTGAGAAGAAGCGTGAGCCGACGGCAGACGAAGTGATGCTTGAGCGCATCGAGAACGCAAAAGTCTATAAGACGGAGAAATAACATATGGCTACAGATTTTTACGAGATTTGGCAGAGATACAACAAGAGCCGCACCTACATGGACGGCAAGGGCATGGTCAACAAGACCGAAAAGAACTGGCTGATGTATTCCGGCGACCAATGGAAAGCGGTCGAAGAGAGCAGCGGCATGGAGAACCTGCCAATGCTGAACATCATAAAGCCTACAGTTAATTATAAGGCGGCATCTGTATCGAGCACTTCGGTCACGGCATTGTTCTCCGACCTTAACGGCGAGAACCTCGATGCACTTGAGCGTCTGAACGGGCTGTTCTCCATCTCATGGGAGAAGGGCAAGATGCAGCGCATGGGCAAGAAAGGCCTGAAGATGGCTGCCATCGAGGGTGATGACTACTTCTACTGGGGCGAGGGTGGCGACACACGCCGTCCACCTCAGATAATCCACAAGACTTCGATGCGCTTAGGCGACGAGAACATCACGAACATTCAGGATCAGCCTTGGATAATCATCGAGGAGCGTCTGTCTGTCGATGTCGTAAGGGAACGTGCAAGACTTGCCGGTATTAAAAAGGAAGACATTGCACTCATTCAGGCAGACAAAGACCTGAAGAACTCGCTCGTCAACAAGCAGGAAGTGGACAGCAAGGTCACGAGCCTGCTCTACATGGAGAAGGACACGGAGACCGGCATCGTAAGTGTCGCCAGATGCACACAGCAGGTCATGTACGAGAAGCTTCATCCTATCAAGCAGACACAGGGCGGCGAATACATAGACGTCGGCCTGATGATGTACCCCGTCGTACCGATGGTATGGGAAGAACTTCCGAACAATGCGCGTGGCATGAGCGAGGTCGAACAGCTTATACCGAACCAGCTTGAGATAAACAAGACACTTGCAAGGCGTTCGATGTCCGTCAAGATGACGGCATATCCGAGGCTCGCATACGACGACTCAGCGATAGCTAACCCTGAAGACCTCGACAAGGTCGGAGCAGCCATCAAGCTGAACGCCGGCAACGCGCAGGCTATCGGCAACATGGTAGCCTACCTTGCACCTCAGGCGATGTCGTCCGATGCAAAGCAGCTGTCTGACGAACTTATCAATCAGACGAGGACGCTTGCGGGAGCGAGTGATGCACAGCTTGGTAACATCGACCTTTCGAGGGTATCCGGCACAGCTGCACAGACCATCAGGGATCAGCAGCAGCTTCCTCTGAACGAGCAGCAGGATATGTATCAGGACTTCATCGAGAACGTCGCACTCCTGTGGTTCGAGTTGTGGAAGGTCTACTATCCTGACGGCATCGAGATGGACGGCATCTACGTCAGCGCAGAAGAGATAGAGAACATCCAGCCGTCAGTACGCGTCGATATCGCAGAGGACACTACACTCTCGAAGATGGCGGCACAGCAGGAACTGACGAATATGTTCAACAACGGCAAGATATCGTTCGAGGAATTCGCGACGGCATACCCGGAGCACTCATCACTTCCGAAGGACGTACTGATGAACATCGTGAGCGCACGGAAAGCGATGATGGCACAGGGTCAGATGCCGGTGAACGAGAACGGACAGCCGCTTGACCCGATGGCTATGGGCGGCGGCGTGAACACGGGAGGCGTGAGCGGCGGCTCGTATCAGAGTCTACAGAGCCAGCTTGCGATATAGACAATGGCACAGGGAATCACAGCAAAGGATCTTAACAGCGGCGTGAAAGGAATGTCGGCAAAGACGATGCTGACTTCGTTCGAGGAGTTTCTGAAGAAAGTCGAGTCGGACGGGTTCATCATCGTGCCGACCCTATCCACGTTCGCAGATCATATAGACAAACCGAGAGCGGACGTACACGAATGGTTCAGATTGCATCCGACCGAGTCGAAGCAGATGCGCGATATGTGCGCTGACACAATCGCTATGGGCGCGATGCTGAAGAAATATGTACCGAACGTAACGAACTTCGCCCTCAAGAACTGGTGCGGATGGGAAGAAGCACCGCAGAAGAAAGGTCA